GCCGCGATAGTAAAGATTTTCTATACTTCATGGGCTAGTAATGCTTGTCTTTACTGGCTAGTAATGCTAGCCTTGCGTGCATGAAGCATCCCATCGAGAAGGCGGCGGAAGTCGCAGGTTCAGAAAAAGCCCTGGCGGACCACCTGGGCGTGACCAGGGCCGCGGTCTGGCAGTGGAAGCAGCCTGGGCGCAAAACGCCGATCGAGCATTGCGCGGCGATCGAGCGGCTGTGCGGCCATGCCGTGACGCGCCGGGAGCTGCGCCCGGATGACTGGCAGGCGATCTGGCCGGAGTTGGCCGCGCCCGGTGGCGTGCCTGCCAGCGGGCCGGCCACCAGCCAGGTCACCAGCCCGCTGCCGGGATCGGCGGGGCAGGGGGCGGCCATGCCGCCGGCCGATTGCCCAGCCGCAGAACAGGCGCGCAGCACTGCGGCACAAGGAGGACGGCCATGAATTACTACCCCTTCCATATTGGGGACTACCGCAGCGCGACCATGCACCTGAGCAATGCGGAGGACCTGGCCTACCGCCGCGCGCTGGACTGGTACTACGACACCGAACAGCCCCTGCCGCTGGACACGCAGTGGGCGGCCCGGCGCCTGCGCGTGGAAGCCCGGGACCTGGACACCGTGCTGCAGGACTTTTTTGTGCGCACGGGCGAAGGCTGGGTGCATGAACGTTGCGGCCAGGAGATTGCGCAGTTCCAGCAGATGCTGGCCAAGAACCGCGCTAACGGTGCCAAGGGCGGGCGGCCCAAGAAGGCCGTGGAAACCCACCTTCAACCGGTGAGTTGGCCGCCGGTGGGCGACGGGGTGGCGGCGGTAACCCAGCCCCAAGGCAACCAGGAACCAAGAACCAGAAACCAGGAACCAGAACACCCCCTTGCCCCCGACGGGGCGGCGGGTGGGGGTACACCGCCCAAGACGCCTGCTGCGGCCCGCCCGAGCGGGCGCGCCGACCCGGCCGATCTGCCGGCACCGCATGCACTGCCGCGCCCCACGGGCGACAACAGCCACCCGCTGGCCGGCACGGTGTGCCAGCTGATGAAGCGCCTGGGGGTGGGGCTGGTCAACCCGGGCAACGCCAAGCTCAACGCCCTGCTGAATGCCGGGGTGGGGGTGGGCCAGTTCGAGGATGCGGCGCACAAGGCCCTGGCGGCGGGCAAGAGCTTCAGCTATGCGCTGGGGATTGTGGAGCGCGAGGAGCGGGAGGCGCGGGCGCTGGGTGCCCAGCTGCAAAAGCCCCGGCTGGCGGCGCAGCCGGTGAATCGGCAGGAAGCACTGGAGGCGCGCAACCGCGCCGTGGGGGATGCGTGGCTGCAGAAGATGCAGGCCCAAGCCCAAGCCCAGGTGCAAACACCGACGCAGACGCAAATGCAGACGCAGGGGGCCGGCCATGCGCGCTGACGAAATGCCGGCGTTCAAAGACCTTCTGACGGACGCCATGGCGTACTACGGCAAGGACTGCAGCGCGTTCACGCTGACCGTGTGGTGGGGAGCATTGCAGGGCTGCGAGCTGGAGCAGGTGGCCACCGCACTGCAGCGCCATGCCATGGACCCGGAGCGCGGCCAGTTTGCCCCCAAGGTGGCCGACCTGGTGCGCGTGCTGCAGGGCACCAGCACCGACCGGGCCGCGCTGGCCTGGGGCAAGGTGCACGAAGCCATGAGCGCCGTGGGCGCCTACCGCGACGTGGTGTTTGACGACCCGGCCATCCACGCCGTGGTGGAGGATCTGGGCGGCTGGCCCAAGGTGTGCCGCACCGACACCAGGGAGCTGTCCTATCTGCAGCACCGCTTTCAGGAAGCCCACCGCGCCTACACCGCGCGCGGGCAGTGCGACTACCAGCGTCGCCTGGCGGGCGACCGCTCGCCCGACCATGAGTACAGCAGCCGGGGCATCCCGCTGCCGCGCCCAGCCTTGGTGGGCGACCCGCAGCGCGCCATGGCGGTGATCCAGCACGGCAGCGTGGCAGGCAAGACACGGATTTCCACTTTGCCCGCCCAGGCCATGCGCCTGCTGGCCGGCGCTTCCCTGCAGGAGGTGCGGGCATGAGCGCCGCTGTGACCTTGGCGCAGATCCATGCGCGCTGCCGTGCCGATGGCGGCTGCTGGATCTGGCAGGGGGCGCTGATTCGCCAGCGCCCGTACCTGAGCGTGCACGAGGGCGGGGTGCGCTTCAACCGCCGTGTGCAAAAGCAGGTGCTGGAGCTGACAGGCACGGTGGTGCCTGCGCAGGCCCGCATCACGCAGCGCTGCGGCAACCCGTTGTGCTGTGCGCCGGCGCACCAGCAAGTTCAGGTGCCACGGGTGCAGGCGGCCTTTCTGCAGGCCCTGCCGGGCAACCCCTGGGCGCCTTTGCTGTGGAGGGCGGCCCGTGTCTGAGCAACTGGAGATCGATCTGCTCAGCCGCCGGCAGGCCTGGGTGGCCATTCGGGCGCAGCTGTTCCCGTTTCTGGCCCAGGCGTTCCAGGGTTCCGGCCGCTGGGTGCTGACCGTGGCGCGGCGCAAGCGCAGCCGGGCCCAGAACCGGCGCTACTGGGGCCAGGGCGTGCTGGCGCAGATTGCGCAGCAGGCCGTGGTCAACGGCCGCCAGTACGACGCGCAGACCTGGCACGAGCTGCTGAAGCGCCGCTTCATCGGCGTGGTGGAACTGCCCGACGGTGCCGTGGTGGGCGCCAGCTCCAAGCGCCTGAGCCCCGCCGAGTTTGCCGCGTTCTGCGCCCGGGTGGAGGCCTATGCCGCATCCGAGCTGGGCGTGACGTTTTACGACCTGTGGGAGGGCGGATGAGCGGGCGACGTGCGCTGTGCGCTGCGCACGTCGCCTGCTCCCAGAAACCCGCCTGACCCGACCCACCCTGATCCCCCGACCCAATCCAAGCCAATCCAACCCGATGGTTCAAGCGACAGAAAGAAAGAGAAGACAGCCCATGCAGACCAAGACCCTCAGCTATGTGGACTACCAGCACATTGCACCCGAACACGCCGCCATCCATGAGCGGCTGCAGAACTGGCGCCGCTGGGTGTCCGGCAAAGGTGCCTCCTGGACCGCACACCCCATGTGGCGGCACCTGAAGGAAAAAGAGGAGCGCGAACGCGGCACCCTCACGCTGGCGGTGGACGCCATTGACGGGCACCTGATGGAGAAGGCGGTGTATGCGCTGCCCGAGCGGCACCGCTTTGCAATCCGCTGGTGGTATGTGTACAGCGGCAATCCAGCGAAAGCGGCCCGCCAGGCGGCGGTGAGCAAGGCGCGCCTGGCCGAGCTGGTGAAAGAAGGCCGCGCCATGCTGTGCAATCGTCTGCGGGCTGTTGACGGCAGGGAGGAATTCAGATAACGTACGCGAATCGTTAGCACCAGCACGGAACGAACCCGGTTTGCGCCGGGTTGGCTGCGACCCCCGGTTCCCCATCCCAAACAAAAAGCCCGCCAGGTGTGCCTGCGGGCTTTTTGTTTGGGGTGGGGGTAGGGCCTGTGGTGCGGCGATTCAACGCGTGCAGCGGCGGTGGCCAACCGCCCATCGTCTTCTGGACAAACGTCGATGGGACGGTCTGTTAATTAGTGTAAATTTTGTCTTTAAATTAACGACCGCGACGGCCTTGCATCCCTGGGCTGGAGCTTCCGATATCTGCGTTGAGGCCGGCGGCTTTCCAAGGTGTTCGCTGCAAGAGGGGTCACCATGTTGTTTGTCATTGGCGCCAGCATTCTCCTGTGTGTGTATGCCGTCAGCTGGGGCTGGCTGGAACGCAATGACTGGCAATTGGCCGTTCCTTCGCACCGCAGTGCGTTGGCCATCCTCCTGGTGGTGACAGCTTATTTTTCCGGGGTGGCCTGTTTGCTGACCACGGTGCTGAAGTCTTTTTTGCGGTTCTTCTAGCGGGCCCAGCTTGAACCTGGGGCGCTGCAGCCATTGCCCACCACCCATACCAAAGCCCCGGCAGATCTGCCGGGGCTTTTTTGTGGCCGCTGCCAGCGTACGGGGGTCATGGCGCCTGTGCTGGGGGTGGGGTTGCCGCCGCCACGGCGCGCAGGTGGGGCGTGCATTTGGGCTGCTGCAGCCTGCCGTGGGGCGGTTGCACGCAGCCCATGCGAATTCTTTTGGCGATGGCTTGCGAAGCTAAAAAAACTGTGGTAACGTACGTCCATCGTTAGCAACAGCACAGAACGAACCCGGTTTGCGCCGGGTTGGCTGCGACCGGATTCGCTGACGCCACAAAGCCCGCAAGGTTCGCCTGCGGGCTTTGTTTTTTGCGGATGTGGTGCTATTCAAATGATAGAATCACGGCATGGATTGCGAGCAGCATTGGTGACTGCAGCGGACTGTAAATCCGCCGCCCGCAAGGCAACTAGGTTCGATTCCCAGGCAATCCACCAGCACACCAAGCCCTGACCAGCAATGGTCGGGGCTTTTTTCTTGCCGGCACTGCCATGAAGTTGTCACACAGCAGCGGCAAGATGCAGTGGCTGGGAACAGGTTGAGCCGCTGAAACGCTGCTTTGCCCCTGGCGCTAATTCCAAAGCCCTGGCCTCACGTGCCAGGACTTTTTTGTTTCTGGCGCCACGTGGCGCGGCAGGTCGGACGGCGTATTCCTGTGGCGCGGCTCAGCGTGCGCCGGCACGGGCACCCAGGGCATGGGCGCGCTGGATCCAGCGGGCACGCGTGGCGTCGCTGGAACGGATTACCGGGCCAAAGCTGTGCACGCGCACGGGCTGGATACCGCTGAATTCCAGAATGGTCTGCTTCATTTGCCGGTGGCCTGGTTGGCGTTGCACCCAGCGGTAGTACCAGGGCGGGGAGTCCATGGTCACCAGCAGCTCTGCGCTGCGGCCCGCCAGCAGGCGGTCCCACAGCACAGAGTTAGGGCGGTATTTGAAGGCGAAGCCGGGCAGGAATATGCGGTCCAGAAAGCCCTTGAGCAGCGCAGGCAGGCCTCCCCACCAGATGGGGTAGACCCACACCAGGTGCTGTGCCCAGGTGATGTCGGCCTGTGCTGCCTGCAGGTCAGGCTCCAGCGGCTGAATGCGTTCGTACCCGTGGTGCAGGATGGGATCGAAGGCCATGTCACCCAGTTGCAGCAGGCGCACGTCGGCCCCCGACTGGCGTGCCGCATCGGCATAGGCCTGGGCCAAGGCCGCACACAGGCTACTGGAAGAGGGTTGTCCGAGGATGATGAGGATGCGGCGGGACATGGAGGGTGGAAGCTGGCAGAGTGGACAAGCCGCCAGCATCACCTTGTCCCGTGGGGCAGAGTCAAGCGCTGTGTTGGATGTCGAGTTGATCTGGCGCAGGGCATGCGCTGGCTGCGTCGCAAGTGCTCAGTTCCAGCGCCAAAGCGGCCAGCGCGCTGTCGGCGGCTTGCAGACGCTGCAGCTCATCCGCGATGGCACTCCGCCGGTTCTGCAGCAGGGCCAGTACGGCGGCGGCGCCGGCCGGGGTGTCCATGGTGCGCAGCGGCTGCAGCGCGGCCAGGCGAAAGCCCAGCGCCAAGGCCTGGCGTATCCACTGCACGCGCTGCACATCCTCCGGGCCGTAGTGGCGGTAGCTGCCCTGGCGCGCCACGGTGCCGAGCAAGCCGTGCGCTTCATACAGCCGCAGCGCCTTGGGGGTGCACCCTGTCAGGGCTGCGAGTTCACCGATGCGCATAGTGGGTGTCCGTGTGTGGGGAAGGGAGGCGGGTAGTGGAGAAGCCGGTGGGTGGGTGAGGGGGCATGTGTGGTGGGGGTTGTTTGGATGCGGTGTGGAAGTGTTGTTGGTTGGTGGCAGCGATGAGGCATGAACAATGTATGGCCACTGACTGCTGGCGGCCACAAGCGGCCGGTCGCGGACGGCGGTTTTCGGGAAGACCAGCTCAGCCCTCTGGCGAAGCGATGAGACACCGGGGTTGAAACACCTCGAGACTAACGCTCAGACTGGCCCGAAAAACAGAATGCAGATCACCGCCGCCGACGTCGTTTTCGCTTCACAGCATCACCCCATGAGCTGGCGCACGGATATCTTGACGCTCGGTGGTTGCCGAGCTCAAAGCTCCCTGATCGACCGTGGAGCACTGAGCTCGGCCGCGCCGCGCGTTGCACGGCTTTTGCCGATGTGTAAAAATCACAGCCGAGAAGGCCATGAAAATCAAGCAATCCGACCCAAAACGCGTCGTCTACAAGCACAACCCGCTGGTCGAGGTTCTGTGCCAGATTCGTTTCGAGCGCGTGCTGCGCTTGGTCACGGGCGCGCCAGACGCCTTCCAGCAGAAGTTCGCCGCCAAGTACCCGAAGCTGATCGAGGAGCAAGTCGCCTCCTTCCAAGTCGTCGTCGGCCCCGGGCAGCCCGGAGCGGTTGACCAGCTTGCCACTCCCGCCGCCGCGAAGATCTACCATTTCATCTCTGCGGACAAACGGACCAAGGTTTCGGTCAGCGCTGACTTCGTCTCCTTCAGTTGCGAGGTCTACGAGCGCTGGGAGAGCTTCAAGGAGCAGGCGCTCGAGGCGTTCTTCGGCTTCTTGGAGATCTACCCCGAAGCTGTGCCAGCCAGAATAGGGCTCCGATACAAGGATTTGATCGTCAGGGAGAATCTTGGACTGCAGGGCACGCCGTGGAGCAAGCTCCTCACGCCGTTCGTCTCGGGCGTATTCGCGGTCGAAGATTTCTTGGAAGAGCCTTTAACAGTCGCCGATGAGGCCCATATTCAACAAGCATCGCAAGCGTCGTTGCGACTCGATGAATGCGGGCTGCTTGTCCAGAGCACAATGCTCAGGTCGGCCGATGCCGAGCCCCAGACCGCCTTTCTGATCGATTCGGATTTCTTCCGCGACTCTTCGTCTTACGATCTGCGTCCCGGCAAGACCTCGGAGAATCTGGAAGCCCTGCACGGCAACGCCGACGCCCTGTTTCGCCGCTGCATAACGGAGACCCTGCACAATGCCCTCGGCCCTACGCCAATTTGAACCGGCCAACGCGCGCCATGTGTTCTTCGGGCACGGGTTCGACATCGCCGAAGTCATGGACCTAGCTCGCACCGAGGCACCGAAGCCGTCGAAGCTTGCGAAGTATGCGGTGCCGGCCCTCGCGCAGCAGCACACCTCCAACAGCGCCCGCGAATTCGCCACGGAGCTCGCGGTGAAGTTTGCCCATGGCCGCTCGTTCAACGCGACCTGGTTCGAACACTTCGCCAAGATCGAGGGCGTGGCGCCCCGCGTCGCCAGCGGCGACTCGTTCGCGTTGGCGGCGGAGTGGCTGACGCACCTGCATGGCGCTCGGACCAAGGAGATCGCGGAGATCACCAAGACTTTGTCGCTGCTGCTGGACCGCCTCGAAGTCAGCGGTCCTACCGAACTCTCGAAGGATCTTGACAAAGTCGACGTTGAGAGCGCGCATCCGTATCACCTCCTTGCCGTGCTCAGGTCCCTGTTTAATCAGCGTCACTCCATTCCGAACTGGCGCAACCTCGAGCAGCGAACCCGTGTCGAGTTCGAGAAGAAGAACATGAATCCGTCTCGCGTCATGAAGGGCTTGGATGTCGATGGCAACGAAGTTCGCGCTGCTCGATGAGGCGGCGGCCGATTACAAAAAGAATGGCAAGCTGGTCGGCGTCTTCCTGAAAGGCCCTGGCCCTGGACCTGCCAGACCAGGCAAGGCGGAGCCCAACCATGTGGGCTTGCTGTTCGTCGACCCCGCCGGCCAGACGCGCGAGTTCCATTTCGTCACCGACAACAAAATCCTCAGCGACGTCTTGAAGCCGACGAAACCGTATTTCCACGCGGATATCGGCCTCGATGAGCTTAACGCGACGGTGTTCGCCAGCTACCTCAGCACTTTTCTGGAAGAGGGAAAGATGCCCCGTATCAAATACGGCATGGACTGGTTTGCGGTGTTGGGGTCGTTCGACGCGGACGGCGTTTACAAATTCGACGACGCGGGCGACGATCCGGGACTGACATGCTCGCTGTTCGTGAGCGAGCTGCTGAATGCCCGCGGATATCAGCTTGTGGACTACCAGCAATGGCCGCAGAACCAACAACGGGATCTGCAATGGCGGACCAACAAGGTGGCGGCATATCGCGCGAAGGGCGAGTTCGCCCCTGAGCGCCTCGACGCCATGGAGAACATCGACCCGTTCATCCGGCTGCGTCCCGAGGAGGTCGCGGCCGTCGCGGAGCAGGACTACTACTCGTGGGGGGAGTTGAAGTATCGCCACGAACCTCTCGGCGACGGGGAAGCTGCCGCGGCCGATCGGCATCGCAGCATCGAGGAGCTCGCCCGAGAGGTCGTTGTAGCCTTCGCGGAAGCCCTTCCCTGAGTCGCCTGTGCCATTTTCATGGCCAGTGTCGGTGCCATACACCTTCGGCTCCGGCGCCACTTACCTTAGGAGTTGAGCGACCGCTTATAGACCTCCAGTTCACGAAGTCGAAGGTCCGCAACGGGTCGATTGCTGCCGTTGCTCATCGCATGCGGTCCGCCCGCCAGACGCCGTCAGCAAGACGGCCTGCCTGCCGGCGATAGCCAGCACCTCTGGCGCTATACGCAGCAGCGATAGCGCACCCAGCTGATTTGCTGCGCACTTTCAAGAACGGCAGCGCCCACAGCGCTGCCACCACACCATCACAGCCACCTTCGGGTGGCTTTTTTATTGGAAAAACACATGGAACTGACCCCAAAGCAGAAGCGCTTTGTGGCCGAGTACCTGATTGACCTGAACGCGACTCAGGCCGCGATCAGGACCGGCTACAGCGCCAAGACCGCCGCGTCCCAGGGGGCGCGGCTTTTGAAGCAGGGTGGGGTGGCGCGGGCTGTCCAGGCTGCGCAGCAGGCGCGGGCGGTGCGCACCGAGATCACCCAGGACCGGGTGCTGCAGGAGCTGGCGCGGATTGCCTTCTTTGACATCCGCAGGCTGTACCGCGAGGACGGGAGCATGAAGGACCCTTGCGAGCTGGACGCCGATACGGCGGCGGCGCTGGCCAGCATTGAGGTGAAGGAAGAGCTGGAGCGCGGCGGTGGTGAGGATGTGATGCAGGAGCCGCCGGAATCTGCAGCCGCCTCTGCATCCGCTTCTTCCGCCACCGCTCCAGGCGGTGCACCCCGGCGCAGGCGGGGCGAGCAGGTGGCGGGCTACACCATCAAGACGCGGGTGTTCGACAAGGTGGCCACGCTGCAGTTGGCGATGCGCCACCTGGGCATGCTGAACGACAAACTGGGCCTGTCTGCCCCGGGCGGCGGTCCCATTGAAACGGTGGCGCATGTGACGCGCACCATCATCGATCCCCAGGCATGAGAACGCTGAATCTGAAGACGGCGCGCGTGTTCGCGCCGCTGCTGGAGCCTGCGCGCTACAAGGGCGCGCATGGGGGGCGGGGGTCTGGCAAAAGCCATTTCTTTGCCGAGATGCTGCTGGAGGACTGCCTGTACGAGCCCGGCGCCATGGGTGGCGAAGGCCTGCGGGCGGTGTGCATACGCGAGGTGCAGAAGGACCTGAGCCAGTCGAGCAAGGCGTTGCTGGAGTCCAAGCTGTCCGCGCTGGGGCTGGGGCAGGCTGATGGGTTTCGCGTCTACAAGGATGTGATCACCACGCCGGGGGACGGCCTGGTGATCTTCAAAGGCATGAACGATTACACGGCCGACAGCGTGAAATCGCTGGAGGGCTTCAAGCGTGCCTGGTGGGAAGAGGCGCAGACGGCCACCCAGCGCAGCCTGGACCTGCTGAAGCCGACGATGCGCGCGGCGGGATCGCAGCTGTGGTTTGGCTGGAATCCGCGTTTTGCCAAGGACCCGGTGGACCGCATGCTGTGCGCCGAGGGGCTGCCCACCGGCGCCCGGGTGGTGCAGGCCAACTGGCGCGACAACCCCTGGTTCACGGCCGAGCTGGAGCAGGAGCGCCAGGACTGTCTGCGCCTGCAGCCCGACAAGTACGACCACATCTGGGAAGGCGGCTACGAGACGGTGAACGAGGGCGCGTACTTTGCCCGCCAGCTGGCCGATACCAAGGCCCAGGGCCGCATTGGCGCGGTGGCGGCGGACCCGCTGATGGCCTTGAGGGCCTTTGTGGACATTGGCGGCACTGGCCAGAACGCGGACAGCTTTGCGATGTGGATCGTGCAGTTTGTGGGCATGCAGGTGCGGGTGCTGGACTACTACGAGGCCCAGGGCCAGCCCATGGCGGCCCATGTGCAGTGGCTGCGCGACCAGGGCTATACGCCGGAGCGGCTGCAGATCTGGCTGCCGCACGACGGAGAGAAGTCCGACACGGTGCATGCGGTGACGCCCAAGAGCGCGCTGCAGTCGCTGGGTTACCGCGTGACGGTGGTGCCCAACCAGGGCAAGGGGGCGGCGATGAAGCGGGTGGAAGCCGCGCGCCGGCTGTTCCCCAGCATCTGGTTCAACGAGACAAGTACGGAAGGCGGCCGCGCCGCACTGGGCTGGTACCACGAGAAGCGCGACGAGGCCCGGGGCATTGGCCTGGGGCCGGCGCACGACTGGGCCAGCCACGGTGCGGATGCCTTCGGGCTGATGTGCTGCGTGTGGGAGCCGCCCCGGCAGGGGCAACCCCTTCAACTGCCCAACATAGGGATTGTGTGATGGCAACAATGAACAGTGACACGTTCCGCAATGTGCTGGAGCGTGAGATCGAGGATGCGCACAGCTGGCTGGCCAGCGGCATCCGGGGTGAGCAGCAGCGCAATCTGCAGTATTACCTGGGCCTGCCGCTGGGCAACGAGGTGGACGGCCGTTCGCAGGTGGTGAGCTGGGATGTGTTCGAGACCATTGAAGGCGCGCTGCCGAATTTTCTGGAGCCGTTTTTCAGCGGGGACCACATCGGGGAGTTTCTGCCGCGCGGGCCGGAAGATGCGGCCTATGCCGAGCAGGCCACCGAGCTGGTGAACTATGTGATCCGGGATGACAACCCCGGGTTTCTGCTGTTCAGCGACTGGTTCAAGGATGCGCTGCTGTCCAAGCTGGGGGTGGTGCGCGCCAAGTGGGTGCAGCCGGACCCCGTGCGCGAGGAGTTCAAGGGCCTGAGCGAGGAGCAGCTGGTGCTGCTGACCCAGGATCCAGCCGTGCGCGTGCTGGAAGCCTCGCCGAGCGAGCTGCTGCAGCCCGAGGTGGCCCAGGCCGCCGGGCTGCAGCAGCCCCTGCTGTGGGATGTGACGCTGCAGCGCCGCCAGCGCGGCAAGGTGGAGCTGCGCAATGTGGCGCCGGGGGACTTTCTGGTCAACCGCTCGGCCAAGCGCCTGGAAGACGCCCGCCTGGTGGGGGAGTGGGTGACCTACACCCGCTCGCAGCTGACGGAGATGGGCTTTGCCGATGTGGCCGCGATCCAGAGCTTTGAGGGCAGCGGTGCCCAGGAGCCGGACGATCTGCGAGACCAGCTGGCGGAGAGTGCGGACCGGTCGCTGGAGGAGGTGCGGCTGTTTGAGGGCTTTGTCCGCTGCGACTACAACGGCGACGGTGTGGCCGAGTGGCGCCGGGTGCTGGTGTCGGGCAACGGCGAGCTGGAGAACGAGGAGGTGCAGGGCCATGAATATGCGGTGCTGACACCCATCAAGCTGCCGCACCGCGTGATCGGCATGGCGCTGGCCGACCCGGTGGTGGAGCTGCAGCGGCTGAACAGCGGGCTGACCCGCCAGTATGTGGACAGCCTGTACCTGGCCAACAACCCGCGCACCTATGTGAACCTGGCGGCGCGGGTGAATATTGAGGATGTGATCAGCAACCGCATTGGCGGCATCATCCGCGGCGAAGGTGCGGCGGGAGATGCCGTGGTGCCGATCAAGACCGCGCTGGTGGCGACCGAGAGCCTGGCCGGCATCGAGATGGTGCAGGGCATGCGCGAGCGCCGCACCGGGGTGACCCGCTACAACCAGGGCCTGGATGCGGACAGCCTGAACAAGACGGCCACGGGGATTGCCAAGATTGCCAACATGGCAGACAAGCGCATGCTGCTGATTTTGCGCACCTTTGCGGAGACGGGGGTCAAGCAGCTGTTCAAGCTGGTGCTGCGGCTGCTGACCCAGTACCAGGACATTCCGACCACGGTGCGGCTGCGCGGCCGGTTTGTGCAGTTCGATCTGCGCATGTGGTCGCCCGATATGGATGTGGGCACCGACGTGGGCCTGGGCACCGGCGACAAGGCCGAGACCCTGATGCTGCTGCAGCAGTTTGGCCAGTTCATGCAGCAGGCGGCGCAGGCCGGGCTGGTGGGGCCGCCGCAAATCTATGAATTTGGCAAGGCGCTGGCCAAGCACGCCAAGCTCAAGGGCGCGGGGGAGAAGTTCATGCTGGCGCCGGACCAGATTCCGCCCAAGCCGCCGCAGCCGGACCCGGTGCAGGTGCAGGCGCAGATGCAGGCACAGATCCAGTCCCGGCTGGAGCAGATGAAGCTGCAGGGCCAGCAGCAGTTGCAGGCCATGCGGCTGCAGGCCGAGGCGGCCGAGGGCGACAAGAAGCGCGCGGCGGGCTTGCAGATCAAGCAGATGGAGCTGCAGCAGCGCGACAGGGACCGGCTGCTGGAGCTGGCCGCCGGCTACCTGGCGGCCAATGCCCGGGAGGCCGGCACCATGGGCCAGCCCACCAACATCATTGCCGGCTCCATGCTGGACCAGAACATCCAGGTGCCCGGCGTCACCGCCGAGGACCTGCAGCAGGCGGCCCAGAGCATTGAGGGCATGGCCCGGCAGTTTCAGGAAGGACAAGCATGAGTGCAGCCCAGTACCGCGCCGAGCGCGCCCAGCGCCTGCTGGAGGACCCGCTGCTGCAGGAGGCCCGGCAGACGGTGATCCATGCGCTGCAGAGCGAAGTGCTGTCCCTGCCCCTGGGCGAGCGCGAACGCCGCGAGGCGGCTGTGGCCATGCTGAAGGGGGCGGAGCAGTTTTTCCGGGTGTTCGAGCTGGTGATGGACGGCTACAAGCTCGAACGTGCCGAGTTGACCAACGCGGCCCAGATCCAGGCCCGTCACCACGCAATCGAGGAGCGCATGCGCAATGGCTAGACCCCGTAAATCCCCGGCAGAGCAGAAAGCGGCCGAACCCCAACCACAGGAGCTGCAGCAGGACCAGCAGGCCCAGCAGGCCCCGCAGAAGCAGGCGCCGCCGGTACAGGCCCGGGGGCCTGTGCCGACAGACCCGACCGGTGCGGATGCGCCGGCGATGGCGGCAGTGCCGGTGGCGCCGTCGGAACCCGAGCCCGAGCCGCTGGAGGCTTTTTTGCGCCGCGTGGAGCGCCTGCACATTGGGCGCGATGTGGTGGCCACGGCTGCCACCCATCCGCATGCGACGCAGCGGGTGTGGCCCGGCACCTATGGCGGTATCCGACTGGAGGTGGGGCCGCTGTCCGTGACCTACAGCGACGGCAGCACGGCGTAGGCGGTTTTCGGCTTTCTTTCGTTCTGCCTTTCGCCTTTTTCATTCACCTTTTTCACCTTTTCTTCAACCCGCCCGGGCACGGTATGCCCGACCGACCAGTCTAGGAACAACCCAGCGAGGGGCTGCATGCGACGGCATGCGGCCCTTTTTTGCGTGGACTCACACCTGGCCGGAACCACACAGCAACAACCATGGACGACGATCACATCACGACCGTAGACGATCTGGCAGCGGCGCTGGATGCCGGCGAGGGACAAGCCCCGGAAGCCCCCGATGCCGAGCTGCAGGCAGCCGCTTACCAGAACGAAGGCGATCCCCTGGCGTATGCCGAGCTGGAGGCCGAGCAGGCCGATGGCGACGCGGACGCCGCCACGCAGGACGCTGGACAAGCTGCACAAGCCCCAGACGATGACCTGGTGGTGCGGTGGAGCGCCCCAGACGGTAGCGCCATCGAGGCCCCGATTGCCGAGCTCAAAGCCGGGTACCTGCGCCATGCGGACTACACGCAGAAGGCGCAGCAGCTGGGCGAGGAGCGCCGGCAGGCGGCCGAGCAGGTGTCCCAGCAGTTCCAGCAGGCGCAGCAGCTCACGCGTGAACACGCGTGGCTGATGCAGATGGCGGAGCAGCTGGAGCTGTACCAGAAGGCCGATTGGGATGCGCTGTACCAGCGCGACCCGACGGAGGCCAGCCGCCTGCAGGCCCAGTGGCGCCAGACCGAGGCCCAGGCCACGCAGCTGGCCCACAGCCTGCAGGCGGCGGTGCAGCAGCAGGAGCAGATGGCGGTGCAGCGGCACGAGCAGGCATCGCAGCAGGCCCTGGTGGCCTTGCAGGCGGCCGTGCCCGGCTTTGGCCGGGACCACCTGATGGCCATGCGCCACACCGGCCTGGCCCACGGGTTCACCGAGGCCGAGCTGTCCCAGGTGTCCGACGCACGCACCCTGAAGGTGCTGCTTGAGGCCGCCCAGTGGCGTGCGCTGCAGGCGCGCAGGCCCGGCGTCCAGCAACAAGTGCGGGCAGCACCGCCCAAGGCTTCCAAGCCTGGTGCTGCCGGCGTTCCTCCCTCCAAGATCGACGCGGCCTGGAAGCAGCTCAATGCCCGCCGCGACGTGAATTCATTGGCCGCCTTGCTGGCGGCGCAGGAGTAAATATGGCTCAACAAACGAATACCTTTGCCACTTTCAATGCCGTGGGCAACCGCGAGGAACTGGCGGATGCTATCTACCGCATCTCGCCCGAGGAGACGCCTTTTGTGTCGTCCATCGGCAAGGACAAGTGCAGCTCGGTCAGCCCGGAGTGGCAGACCGATGCGCTGTCCGCTGCCGTGAACAACAAGGTGGAGCAGGGCAACAATGCCGCGGTGAAGGCGATCACGCCTTCGGTGCGCGTGGGCAACCGCACCCAGATTTCCGAAAAGACCTTCGGCGTGACGGGCACCCAGGAAGTGGTGGACAAGGCGGGCCGCAAGTCCGAGAAGGCCTACCAGGAGGCCAAGAAGATCCTGGAGCTCAAGCGCGACATCGAGTTCGCCGCCATCAACAACGGCACGGCGGTGGCCGCCGCCGAAGGTGTGGCGCCCCAGGCGCGCGGCCTGTCGGGCTGGCTCAAGACCAACAGCCTGCAGGGTGCGACCGGTGTGGCGCCGGACCCCATTGCCAACACCGCGCCCACGGACGGCACGCTGCGCACCTTCACCGAGGCGCTGCTGAAGCAGGCCATGCAAAAAGCCTGGGAAGAGGGCGGCAACCCCAGCCTGCTGTTTGTGCCTTCGGCGCTGCGGGCCACGGTGTCGGCCTTCACCGGCGCGGCCACCAAGTTCGAGAAGGTGGAGAGCAAGACCACCACGGCGACGGTGGAGGTGTATGTGGGGGACTTTGGCCGCCTGAAGATTGTGAACAGCCGCTACAACCGCGCACGCGATGTGTTCGGCATCGAGCCGGAACGCTTCAAGCTGCTGCGCCTGCGCGGGGTGAAGACCACGCCGCTGGCCAAGACCGGCGATGCCGAGAACTACATGGTCAACACCGAATGGACGCTGAAGTGCGAGCAGGAAGCGGCGAACTTTGCGCTGCGCGACCTGCAGGCCACCTGAGCGCTGGGTGGTCACACCGCCGGATCGCCGGATCGCCGGGTCGCCGGGTCGGCTGACCGCCTTCAACCTTTACACACCGCCCTTCGGGGCGGTTTTTGTTTATGCACTCTCGAATTCTTCAGGCCGCAGCGGGTTCGCGCACGGTGCTGCACTGCCATGGCGACGGCTTCGCCACCCTCCAGAAGGTGGACGACGTGAGCGATGCCGTGGAGCGCGCGCAGGCGCTGGAACGCCAGGGCGCGCACACCACGGGCATGGGGGACAAGCATGCGGCGTCCATCCCCATCCCGGTGTTGACGCAGTGGGCGGCGCAGCGCGGCAAGACCTTTGCCGACTGCATGCAGGATGACGCTTTGCTCAAGCAGTTTCTGCAGGACCCGGACAACCGGGTGTTCCGGATCTGGAAGGGGGCGCTATGACGCTGGTGGTTCCTGTAGCGGCTTCGCCCAGTGCGGCGGCGGTTGCCAACTTTGCGGGCTTGTCTGCCTCTGTGGCGCGCTGGCTCAACCGTACGGACCTGGGGGGCGTGATTCCGGACTTTGTCCGCATGGCGGAGGCCGAGTTCTCCCGCGACACGCGGCTGCGTTCGTCGTTCCAGCTGGTGGATACCAGCGGCTACACACCGGCCGGGGAGATTCCGCTGCCGGTGGACATGCTGGAGCTGCGCGAGCTGAGCGCAGCGGGCGTGGTGCTGCGCGAGCTGCCCTATGAGGACTGGCGCCAGCGCAGCGCCGGCCCGACCTTTGCGCGGCTGGGCGAGGTGGCGCACATCACCGGCAAGCCGGCCACGGCCTATGGCCTGAAGTACCTGCAGAAGCTGCCGGCGCTGGTGTTCCAGTCCGACAGCAACTGGCTGCTGCGCGAGCACTACGACGTGTACCTGTGGAAGTGCTGCGAGATGGGCAGCGCCTGGATGCGCGACCCGGAGGCGGTGGCCAGCTACAGCGCCAAGTACGAAGGGGCTGTGCAGCAACTGCTGTCGGCCAACAACGCGCACCGCTGGGCCGGTGCATCAGTGGCCGTGATGGCCCCGGGGGTGGTATGAACAAAGTGCTGGGCTTTGCCCCGGATGCCGATCCGACCACGCCGGGCCTGCTGCTGGATTGCGAGAACCTGCTGCCGTCCGAGCTGGGTATGCGCCCCGGGCCAGCCGTGGCGCCGGTGGGTGTGGCAGCGCTGACCGAGGATGTGCGCGGCGCGCTGGCGGCCATTGACCTGAGCGGCAACCGCCTGGCCATCTGCGGCACGACGCAACGGCTGTACAGCCTGGCGGGCAGTGCCTGGGCCGATGTGTCTGGCGACGGTGCGCCGTTTGCGCTGGGCCAGGACGAGCGCTGGAGCCTGGCGCAGTTTGCCAACAGCACGGTGGCGAGCTGCCGGTCCATGGGCATGCGCATGGCCACGGGCGGGCCGTTTGCGCCCATTGCCGGCGCGCCCAAGGCCAAGATTCTGGCCAGCCTGAAGGGCTTTGTGATGGCGTTCAACACCCAGGATGCCACCTACGGGGACAGCCCGGACCGGTGGTGGTGTTCGGCTTCGCTGAATGCCCAGGACTGGGTACCCAATGTGGCCACCTTGTGCACCACGGGGCGCCTGGTCGAGTCTGGCGGCGAGATCACGGCCGCACACCGGCTGGGTGACGACATCATTGTCTACAAGCGCCGCAGCACGTTTGTGGGGCGCTTCACCGGGCCGGCCGAGGTGTGGAACTTCACCCAGGTGGATTCGGATGTGGGCTGCGTGGGCATGGATGCCGTGTGCGACACCGGCAAGGCGCATTACTTCATTGGCGACGATGACCTGTATGTCTTTGACGGCGTGCAGGTGCAGCCGATTGGCCGGGGCATGTTGCGCGACTGGTTTGTGGAGGTGCGCGATCCCAAGCAGATGCACAAGTCGCAGGCGTTCTGGGACAAGCAGAACCAGCTGGCCTGGTTTTTCTTCCCCTCGGTCAAAGGCGGGGGGGAGCTGGATTACGGCCTGGTCTACCACCCGGGCACCAACAGGTGGGGCCGCGCCAACCATGCCATCCGTGCACTGGTGCGGTATGCATCGCCGGCGGCCACCTACGACGGCGGATCGGAGCTGGTGACCACTTACGACAGCGGCCCGGCGATCGACTTTGACAGCCCGTTCTGGGTGGAGGCCCAGGAGCTGATGGCTGGCTTTGACACCCGCAACCGGCTGGTGACGTTTGCCGGGGCTCCGGACGCCAGCAGCCTGACCACCGGCGATGTGGGCGATGACGACCAGATGACCCTGTGCGACCGGCTGGTGCTGCGCTTCAAGAAGGCGCCGGCCGCGGCGGCGGCGACCGGGTTCACCAAGGACGACGGCGGCCAGGAGGCGCGGCAGGCATCTGCGGCGATCCGGGACGATGCGGCCTTTGATTTGCGCCAGCGCGGGCGCTGGCATGCGTTCCGCGTGGACTGCCAGGGCGACTATGCGCTGATTGGCTTTGCGCCACGGCTCAAACCAGCGGGGTTCCGATGAGATTGCAGACCGACAACTACCGTTTTGGCAGCGATCTGCCGGCCCTGGTGAAGACGCTGGCTCAGATCTTTCCGCGCTTTGCGGTGCAGCTGAACCACCTGTCCGAAGGGCGCATCTGCGGCAGCCACAACGCGGCCGAGGCACCGCCGGCCACCGGCCTCTACCAGGCGGGCGACTACCTGCGCAACAGCGCGCCGGCGGTGCAGGGCCCGGCCGGCGGCCGCTATGTGACCAAGGGCTGGATCTGCGTGCACAGCGGCGAGCCGGGGACCTGGGTGGAAGACCGCGGCCTGACCGGGGAGTGAGGGGCACATGAATTACCAACTGCACATTGTGCCGGCGGCCTTTGTGGGCCGGGCCTGGGCCGATGGTGCCCACCAGCTGGGACGGGCCTGTGCCACCTCGGGCGGGGAGATCACCGGTGAGCAGCTGAAGCTGCTGCTGTCGCGCGGTGAGCGCGACCTGATCCGCATTGACCTGGACGGCCAGGCCGTGGGCTGGGCCGTGACCCGCATTGACCAGCTGCCCAACGTGCGCGCGCTGCATGTGTGCGAGCTGTACGCCCCGGGCGGCCACTGGCTGGCCTGCAGCGCACAGCTGGCCGCCATGGCGCGGGCCAACGGCTGCACGGAGCTGCGCTGCAGCGCCGGGCCCGCCCAACAACGCCTGTACCAGCGGCATCTGCCCTGGGAACCGATTTACACAACCATGAGGATGCCTTTATGAACCCGTTTCATGAAAAAAGCCGTGCCCAGGGCCGGTTGCGCCCCGCCAAGGGGGGCGGCGGCAGCAGCACATCGAACTCGAGCATTCAGTACCCCGATGAGATCAAGCCCCTGCTGTCCAACGTGGCGCAGCTGAGCACGGACATCTACAACAAGGGCTGGCAGGGCTATGACGGCCAGCGCTACAGCGAGCTGAACGACACCCAGCAGCAGGCGCTGCAGGGTATGCAGGAGCGCGCGGGCGGCGGATCGGAGCTGTGGAAGCAGGCCCAGTCCGGCCTGCAGCAGATGATGGGCGACCAGCAGAACCCGTACCTGGACCAGCAGGTGGCCAATGCGCAGAAAAGCGTGGTGGACAGCTACAACCTGACGGCCAAGCCGCAGATGGAGTCGGCCATGGTGGGGTCGGGATCGTTCGGCAATTCGGGCCTGCAGCAGATGCAGCAGCAAGGCCAGAGCCAGCTGCAGCAGAACCTGGGCAATGTGGCGACCGAGATGTATGGCAACGCCTACAACACCAACCAGGCCAACAAGCTGTCGGCACTGGGCATGGCCCAGGGCTTTGCCAACCAGGACTACACCGACCTGAACCAGATGCTGAACGCCGGCAATGCCTACCAGGACCAGGCGCAGAACAACGCTGACTTCAACTACGAGCAATGGCAGCAGCAGCAGGATGACCCCTACAAGAAGCTGCAGGCCATGACGGGGGTGATGAGCGGTACCGCGGGCAGCAGCACCACCACCAAGCAAAGTGGCGGGGGCAAGTGATGTTCTGGATACCGATGGCGATCGGGGCGGTGGCAGGGGCCCTGTCGAACAAGGACAACCCCCTGAAAGGCGCGGCCATTGGCGGCACCCTGGGGGCGGTCACCGGCGGTCTGGGCGGGGCGGCGGCTGGTGGCCTGGGCGGTGCCAGTGCCAGCACGGCCATCACCAGCGCGGCAGCGCCGACCGTGGCGGGCACCACCACGGTCAGCGGCGCGATATCGGGTGCGGCTGCGGGCTCGGGTTCCGGCCTGGGGTTGTCCATGGCGGGGGCGGGTTCTTCCAACCTGGCAGCCATGGGCGGTGGGCAGGGTCTGCTGGCCAGCCAGGGGCTGGCGGCATCCGGCATGGGGGGCGGGCAGGGTCTGATGGCCGGTGGTGTGGGGGCCGGCTATGCCAGCGGGGCAGGGAGCGGCTTGCTGTCCGCATCGAACCTGAGAACGGCGAACGACCTGGCCATGCTGGCGCAGACAACCGGGGTGCTGGGCAGCAACCCGGCGCCGCCCCAGGCCCAGTCTGCCGGCATTCCTGCGCGGCAGGCGGATTTCTCCGGCCTGCTGGCCGCGGGCAAGGGCCAGCAACGGTCCGGCGCGGAACGGCTGATCGCGCAGCGCGCGGCACGAAGGGGGTAAGGCATGGGGATTCTGGATTTCGAACTGTTCAACGCGGGGCACATGGCCCAGCAGGCCTTGAAGAACCCGGACCAGATGCTGCTGGGCGCAGCCGACCCGTTGGGCGCCAAGGTCTGGAGCGGCATCACGGGCAAGGACTATGAGCCCATCGTGAACCAGTGGGGCGGTGCATCGGACGGCGCCTACGAGGCTGCCGAGGCCAAAGGCATCAACACCGGATCGGCCAGGGGCGCCCACCAGGTGGCACAGACCATTGCGGGCATTTTTGCCGGCGGTGCGCTGGGTGGGGCCATGGGCGGCGGCGCAGGGGCCACGTCTGGCGGAACGGCGGCTTCGGGCGCGGGCGGGCTGGCCGTGGATGCGGGCTACCTGGGGGGCGCCAGCAGCATGGGCAGCATGCCGGCGGGGTTGTCGGTGGGGGCGGGGTATTCCGGCGCGGCGGCGGGCGGTGGCAGCGGCGGGCTGCTGTCATCGTCCAACCTCAAGTCTGCGAACGACCTGGCCACCCTGGCGGCCAGAACCGGGGTGTTGGGCAGCAACCCGGCGGCGCCCCAGGCCCAGTCTGCCGGCATTCCTGCGCGGCAGGCGGATTTCACGGGCCTGCTGTCGGCAGGTCGCACCAATCAACTTTCCGGCGCTGAAAAGCTGATGGCACAGCGCGCGGCACGACGGGGGTAAGCAATGGACAACCAAGCAAGCTACGAGGCCATGCAACAGGCCTGGGGGCAACAAGAACCGAGCGGCCTGATGGGGCTGCTGAATTCACCCATGGGCCAGGCCCTGCTGGGGGCGGGCCTGGGCGCACTGTCCAGCTCGGGCTCCACGGCGCAGGCCATTGGCCGCGGCGGGCTGATGGGCCTGTCTGCCTTTTCGCAGGCCCAGGACAAGCAGGAAAACCGGCTGCTGCAGATGGCCCAGGCCAAGATGCGGGAGGACGCGTTGGCGAGCCTGAGCCCCCGCGAGGGTGGCGGCTACACGGGAGATATCTCGAAGCTGCTCAGGTTTATGACGCCCGACCAAGTGCAGTCCACCTTCAACCTGGGCCGCAACAAGCTCCACCAGATGCAGGAGTTGACCCAGCCCGATGGGGCCAAGCGCATCTTTGCGATCGACGACTACGGCGACTCCCGGGATACGGGGCTGATGCAGGCGCCGGAGATCACGAAGCAGGACCTGGGTGGCCGGGTGGTGGGCTTGAATGCATACACGGGCCAGCAGGCATGGTCCGCCGACAAGACGCAACCTCGACCCCAATCACTGCCGCAGCCACAAGCTCAGCCGCAACCGCAACGGCAACCGCAATTTCAGCAGCGCGGGCTGTCGTTCCCGCAGCTCCGCCCCACCGTCAGCTCCGGCTGGAACATTCAGAAAGTGAATTGAGATGGCAACCTTACGCAAGACAGCGCCGGAGGGCGCGGCCCCGGAGGGTATTACACAAGAAGAGCTGCGTGACTATCTCAAGGCCAGTTACGCCCAGGCAGGCTCGCCAACTTTACGCATTGCAGCGCCAGATGGCGCTGACTATGACGTGCTGGCCCCATACGCTGTTACAGAAGATCTGCGTTCCTACTTGACGGCCCCCAGCGCCGAGGCAGGTCGGTGGGCTGCGCCTCAGCGTTTTGCGCCGGGAGCTGGCCATGAAATCGGCCTTCTGACGCGCCGTGGTGTCGAGGCGGCCGGCGGTGCGATGGATGCGCCGGCCGACCCATTTCGCCGCTCGGGTCCGTGGACCGCAGGCCGCCAAACTCCTTCTGTCGTGGCACGCAACTTCGCAGACGACGTTGGTGTGCCTCAATCAGAGAGTACGCGACTTGCGCAGCCAGTTCAGACAACGCCCGCGCCGCAGCGTTCCGTATGGGATTCGTTGGGCAGACAAGCCAGTTTGCTCGCCAGACATGCAATTGTGGGGCCAGCGCAGACCGTGGAGTTATTTACATCGCCAGTCCGCTTGGCACTCCAGCTCGCAGGCCTCCCGACTACTCCTGAATCTGTTATGGCGGCCCAACTTGCCGACCGGCTTGGGCTTGCCACGCCTGAGACCAGGATGGAGCGCCTCACTGGCGATGTCGTAGGGGCTGTCATTGGTGGCGGTGTGCAGACGGCTGTGGCTCGAAAACTGCTGCAGTATGCTAAGGGCCCGATTGTCAACGCTGCGGTTCGCCACTTTGCAGACAATCCTGCAATGCAACTAGTAGACGCAGCAGGGAATGGCGCTGCCACTGGTATTGCGCGGGAAGCGGGCGCGACTGACTTGGGCCAGTTGCTAGCGGGTCATGTTGGGGGGGCCGTGGCGACCTCTACAGCCAAGACGGCCAATGCGGCCATGCATGCGGCCGGCAAAGCCTTTGAGCGTGCAGCACAACGCCATCGAGGGGGGGCGCCGGTGATGACGCCACCACATGGTGATGTCCCGGAGATTCCCACGCAAGTTGCAAGCGAAAAGACACTGACCAAGGATGGCGAGCGCAGCAGTGCAATGGCTAATCCGAGCGTCGTAGATGTGAGGGATACCAACCACAGGCAAGTGACACCGAGGCTGGAAGGCCTGGAGGTTCGCACCGAAGGCGATGTGGTGGCCGCAGGACGCGAGCTGGCCCACGAGGTTGCACGCAAGCGCGGTGGATTGCACAGTGCCGATGCACTCGATAGATCTCCTTCGCAGGCGTTGAATTCGGCTGTCAGCCGTGTGGGTCTGGAAAAAAGGGGATCGTCTTTTTCGCCTGAGGATATCCAGCTGTTGCAGAGAATTGGAGGGGTTGCCAGCCACCCTTCTGCTCTGCCAGCTAAAACGGCTGTCACTGGGAATAACTACCCTCTTGCGGCAGTCGATTTGATCAAGGGTGCAACCCATAATAAGAGCGGGTTCAAGATTCCGGAGAGGAATGTCTGGTTCACCAATGATGCCCAGAAAGCCCGGAAGGGACTGCTGTCACAGCAGGTACTGGAGGAGGTATTACTCTCCAATACCCCAAAAGGGGAATTTATGGGAGGGCTGCTTACGAGTCCGAAATATACAGGTCGTTCCCAAAGCGGCAGGAATCAGTAGAAAGACGAGGCGCTCAGACCTGATTGCAGGCTCAGACGATGGCTTCAGCTGTCAGGCGCAGGGAGCGCAGAAGTGACGTTGCAAATAACGGAGGAAACTGTCTTGTCGCGCCTTTGTGGCCGTATTGACGCGATTCCCTCCGTGAGCACCGTGGCCCAAAACCGGCTGGAGCAGGTTTTTTTAGGCTGCGGTGTTGGTTGTTTTAAGCAATATGGGCGGCAGGCGGATGTTGTTTGGATGCACCGCCTGCGTTGCTGGGCCCATATGCATTGGTTCAACGCCGCCGGGCCTGGGTTGGCACAGCGGCTTGAACCGTTATTCGCCTTCGCGAGGCCAGGGCTTGTAGGCAAAGATCCAGAGGGAAATCCAGTTCACGCCCGGGATCAGCGCCAGCACGGCCAGCCATTTCGAATGGCCGGTTCTTGTCAGGATTCGTGCAATGGGCCATGCCACTGCAAGCCAGACAACGAGTCCGAATATGAACATAGTGAACCAGTGCCAGATGCTGAAGCTTCCCATTGCAGTGTTCTCCCTTGAGGTGGTGTTTGTATCGTTATCGTAACAAATTCCGACGATAAAGGCTTTTCTCATGGCAGCGGGCGTCAAGGACGGGTGGGCCGCCGGTACGGGCCCAGGCTGCGCGAAGCCACCGGGGGGGTGTGCGAGGGTGGCGTGTCCGTCGGAGCATCAGGGGCCAATATTGCAGCACGATCAAGAAAATTATGTTCAGGACCGCCATGGAAATGATAGAGACATGGGTTGAGGGAGCGAATCCTGATTGGGTCAGCCACCCGCTGATGAATTGGGTGAAGGTTTCAAGGCTGAGTTGGTGCAAGGTATCCGGAATTCCGGAGATGGCTTGAATGAACTGATGGAATAAGTGGGGAATCTTGCCGATGGACTGAATGAACTGATGGAATAAGTCGGTAATCTTGTCGATGGACTGAATGGTCAGATCAGAAATTTTGGCTATGAGGCGGGGGAAGTCACTTCGAAGGCCTGTGGGTCTGATAACCCATCTGAAAAAAAGAAAAAACCCACTGATCAAAAGGCCAATTCCAAGAGCATAGAAGATAAATACAGCTGCGAACATCAGAAGCAGATCGGAGCCTTTGTCCACGATGTAAAAGAATTTTCTCCAGCCCTTCATGCTTCTTCCTTGAACCGCCTGCAGCGGGTTTTTATTCAACAGCCTCCCTTGTGGAGGCTTTTTTTATGGGCAATCCATGCCAGTACCCAACAGCATAGACGAGCTTTCGCCGAATTCGGCGGAGAACTATCCCGCCGGCACGGAGCCGGTTTTTCCGAACCTGGATAACTACATCCGGTTCCACGCGGCCTGCATTGCGCAGTTGCGCGATGAGGTGGCCGCCGCTGGCATGCCCCTTGGCGGATCGATGTGGTGGGGCGGGGCGCGTTCCAGGATCAAAGCCAATTTCAAACCGGAGGATGGCGACCTGTTGCTGCGTGCGGATTACCCGGCGCTGTGGCAGTTTGTGTCGACCGGTGGCTATCCGCTGGTTGCGGAAGCGGACTGGTGGGCGGACAAGGCCAAGCGTGCCAGCTTTTCCAGCGGGGACGGGGCCACCACGTTCCGCCTGCCTGACAACAACGGCAAGCAAAAGGACAGTTTTGGCGCTGCCGTCAAACGCGGCGACGGGGCTTTGTCTGCGGGGGCGCCGGGGCTGATCCAGGACAGCCAGAACAAGGAGCACGACCACGCGGCGGCGGTCACCCAGGCGGGTGCGCATTCGCACACCGTCAGTGGCAGCACGGGCCAAGCGGGCAGCCACAACCATGGCTATACCGGCAACGAGGGGCAGGGCAACCCGGACGGTGCCACCGACACCTATGGCGCCATTGGCACCAACCGCAGCTATGTGCGCTATTCCAAGCTGCAGGACGCAGGCGCGCATGCGCACGACGTGAGCGGTACGGCGGCGGCGGCGGGATCGCATACGCACGAGGTGTCGGTGACCAAGCAGGGCGGCACCGAAGCGCGCGGTATTGCCGCCACCGGCTGCCATGTGATGCGCGTGAAATAAGGAAGGGCAGATGCAAAAGTACAAATCCAATATCACCAGCACCACGGGCGCGGCGATCCGCAATGTGCCCGTGACGGTGCTGAACGAGGCCGGCGAGCTGGCCAGCCTGTTTCTGGACCGCGCCGGCGCCATTGCCGCGCCCAATCCGCTGGTCACCGACAGCTCGGGCAACTTCTATTTCTATGCAGTGAACGGACGCTACAGCCTGCGCACTACCGTGGAGGGTGTCACGATCACCGATGACGATGTGGTGCTGCTGCAGGACCCCGTGGAGATCACGGTGGCAGGCCCCATTGCCGAGGCGATTGCCGCGGCCCAGGCGGCGGCCCGGCAGGCGCAGGATGTGGTGGATTCGTCCGGCATCCCGGACATGGTGGCTGCTGCACAGAACGCGGTGATCGATTCCAACCAGGCACTGCAGGAGGCACGAGGCGCTTCGCTGGCATCCGCCGAGGCCAAGCAGGCGGCAGAGAGTGCCAAGAGCGCCGCAGAACTGGCCAAGGGCGATGCGCAAGCCGCGTCGTCCACCGCGAACACGGCAGCGCAGCAGGCGAATGTAGCGGCACAGAATGCTGCGCAGTCTGCGGCGTCCATCGACCCCGTGCGCCTTTTGACGCCTGCTGAGCGGCAGAAGCTGGATAGCGTTGAGCCTGGGGCGACCAAGAATTTTGCAGTCACACCTATTGCTGCAGGCACTAACCTGAACAGTCTGACGGAGCCAGGTTTTTACGTCTGTGTTTCATCTGCTATTGCTGTAACTCTTGTTAATTCTCCATTCACCGCCGCATTTGGTTTGTTGGTGGAAGATATTGGTGGGGCTAGTAACGGCTTTCTTCGGCGCCGCCAAACTGCCACCCAGGACGGGGGCGCAGACAACACCCGCCTTGTTCGCAATTGCCGTGAAAATGCATTCACAGTGTGGGTGCCAGTGGCATCTTCACAGTTGTCCAATGTGTGGGCGGGTCAGCAGACTTTTACAGGTGGGGCGCTTGCTAGTCGGTTTGGTATCAACACACCGTGGAATTCGGGCGTTGGCATCTATTGCACCGATGTTTCGTTTGCCGCAAATGGCAATATTTCTGGTGTCAATTTCGACATTTCCTCCAACAGTGACACCCTGACTGCGGCGCGTACACACCGTGCTGCTTATCTACGTATTCGGGGGAATAATACTGCTGCACAATTGGCAGGTTTCACCAATGCACTGACAGGTGCAGAAGGTGTTGCTGAATTGTCCGCTGTTGTGGATGGTGCGGGTGAAGCCACATATCTTTACGGTATCCGTGGGTACGCGACAGATAACTCTGCTCGTACTCAAGCGCTGTCTGGCGCCTATGCTGGCTGGTTTAATAGCCAGCATACGGGTACTGCTGCTAAGACCACGGCTGAATCTATTGGGGTTTTGGCGCAGGTAACCAACAACAATGAAAATAGCGCGTTGACCCGAGCGACCGGTGTACATACTGCGATGGTAAACACTGCAGGAACGATTGCCACGGGCTACATTTATCGAGGTATATACACCGGCGCAGGCACATACGGTGTTAAGTGGGGTATCCATCTGGCGGGTTCCACTCAGAATCAGATTGATGGGTGGCTTGCGCTTACTGACACTACCGAATCGACATCTACAACTACGGGCGCCCTGCGTGTTGCAGGCGGCTTGGGGATCACTAAAAACTTGTGGGTCGGTGGTGACCTGGGGTTGTCTGAAGCTTCCAAAGCTACTATTAGAGATCTATCAGGGCCATTTGCAACGTATAGCGGTAGTGCCAATGCAATCACACTAAATAATTCAATTGCACAGTTAGCTCTGATACGGGGGCAGACAAAAGCATTCAGGGCCACGGTAACAAATACCGGAGCTACAACTATAAACCTCGACGGATTGGGCGCGGTTCCGGCCGTAACTGTGACGGGTGTAGCGCTACCTGCTGGATATATCCGCACTGACGTTGACACCTTCGCAACGTACAACGGGACAAATTGGGTGGTGGATAGACAAGTGCAATTCGGAAGTAATGCCAACGGTACTTTTATTCTACGAAATGACGGCAGCGTGGTAATACTAGCAGCGCCTAATATAACAATATCTATTGCCGCAAATAGCACCTATGTTTTTAGTGGAGTTGCAATGCCAACTAGCATTGTCACCTCTAAACCTAATGTTGCTTTTGCACAGTTTTCTCCTGCAATATCACCAGACTTTACGTATGGCTACGGTAGCGCGCCTGGAGGCTCGTCAGTTGCTTTCGCTGTGAAAAATGGTGTTACGGCGCAAAACGTAACATTCCAGTCATATTCCGTCCTTGGATACTGGTATTAAATTATGAAAATAACATTTACCCCGCAGCTGCGCTTCGATTCAATTACCGACTTATCACTGCGAGGTGATGTGTTGACTATTAATGGGGAGGATTTTGATTTTACCCCATTACCTGATGGCTACAGTGTCCCGGTAAAAAGTAGTTGGATTGTTGGAGCAGTAAAACGTCAGGCTGGAGAATTACAAGTGGTGATTGCATGTCCATCCATTATTGAAGATGTTATAGAGATTGTAAAAGCAGGCATTATTGGAGTACCTAAAAATGAACAACATTGAATGGGACAAGCTAGAGCAGGTAGGCGGCACAGCACACTCTTACACCCGGTATACAGGCAAGGCAAAATTTGATTTATTCACGTCGGAAGAACAACGGGTAATAGCTGGTGCTGCAATGGCGGATGTTGATGTGAAGCTGTTCTATGACCGTTTCACCATCGCAGACTACATCACATACGATGACCCCGAAATGGTGCTGGGCCTGGAATTCATGGAGCAGCGCGGACTTCTTACGCCGGAACGTCATGCGGCGGTTATTGCTGAAATGACACGCTGAACAGTGCGCAGACCACAACCCCGCCTCGGCGGGTTTTTTTACGCCCGGGGAGGGGTGATGGACGACTTCGGAAACGAGCTGCCGGTGCTGGCAGCCCAGCAGGTGAATGAGCGTTTTGACAAGGGGAGTGAGCGCATGGCGGTAATCGAGAGGGAATTGGGCAAGACACGCCAGGAGTTGGGCGAGCTCAAGCAGCAACTGGCCGATCTGCTGGAGTTTTTTTCTGCCATGAAAGGCGCATTCAAGGTGCTCAATTGGCTGGGTAAGCTGGCCCGGCCCATGGCCGCCCTTGTTGGCTTAGTGGTGGCGCTTACCGCAGCCTGGAATGCAGTTCGGGGGATCTACCCGAAATGAACCACAAACAAAAACTGATAGCCGCCATCGGGGCTGCAGTTGCAGCGGTGGTGGTGCCGTTCGTGGCCACGCATGAGGGCACCGTGTACCGCACGTACCGCGACCCCATCGGCATCGTGACCGCGTGCACCGGCCACACAGGGCCTGAGTTGCGCATGGGGCAGACTTTCACGCGTGAGCAGTGCGAAGCCATGCTGTACCAGGACCTTGCCCGGCATGCCGACGCGCTGGGTTGCATTCGCCAACCGCTGACCGATGGCCAAAGTGCCGCGTTCCTGTCGTTCGCCTTTAATGTGGGGGAGGGGGCATTCTGCGGATCCACCCTGGTGCGCAAGGCCAATGCTGGGGATATGGGGGGCGCCTGTGCGGAGTTGAGCCGCTGGACCTATGCCGGCGGCAAGCAACTGCCTGGTTTGGTGCGCCGGCGTGCTGCCGAGCGCCAACTCTGCGAAGGGGGCTTGGTATGACGGGCCGCAGCAAAACCATCTTGGCCGCCCTGATGCTGGCCAGCGCCTTTGCAGCGGGCTGGGCTGCCCAGGGCTGGCGGGCGGATGCCGCGCTGGTCCAATTGCGCCAAGCCCATGCAACCGTGCTGGTCGAGATCGCTGCAAAAACACAGGCAGCAGCCGAAGCTGTCCGGACCTATGAGCGCCAGGCCGCCCTGGCGCTGGCCGCTGCTGACAAGAAAAGCACTGAGGAACTAAGCAATGCAAAAACTGAAACACAGCGCATGCGGGATTGCGTGCGCGCTGGCACTTGCGGGGTGCGCATCGTCACCCGCTACGTCGATCAACCCGGTGGTCCAGAGTCCACAGATGCCGCCGCCGGCGGTGTGGGCAATGACGCCATCGCGCTCGATGCAGGCGTATCAGAGCGTGTTCTCGATCTCCGAGACGCCATTTCAGAAGACGCTGCAAAAATCGACTATCTGCAGCAGTATGCAAAGCAGTGTCAGCAGGTGTCGGCTGTGAAATTAGATCTTTGACTGGCGTTAAAGGTCGCGTGAAGTCTGCCTCAGGCTTCGTCGCTGATTAGCTTCATTTCGCTTCCCTCCATGCGCTGTGCTGCTGTGTCTAGCCAATGCATAGTTGTTACACTGCATGCCTAACTTTCCGGCCTGTCGTGCTAAGTCGTTGTTGAGCATGATGCAATCAGTTCGATCAACAGACTGTTGCCACAGCTTCGCAAATTATTAGCTCACGCTAGGAATTCTTGCATTAAATAATTAATATTTAAATTAATTGGCATGACATTATTGAATAAGAATAAAATGGATTCGTTGCAATGCTTAAGAGGCTTTGCCGCAGTTTCGGTCGTTTTTTCTCATTTTAGCTTTTCTCTTCCTTTGTGGTCTGATAAAGCCACCTCCTATACTTCAGAATTTCTTTCCAAAGGCTATTTGGGTGTAGATATATTTTTTGTAATCAGCGGTTTCATATTGGCGTGGGTAGGGGTCCTGTCAAGAGCGGAGCCGGCAAATCCAGGGAGTTTTGCTATTAAGCGGTTTTTCCGAATTGCTCCCTCGTACTGGGTAAGTATGTTGTTTATTGCCTATTTGTTAAGCAAGAGTGACCCTAGCGGTAGCGATTTCCTGAAAATGATGTTTTTTATCCCTTTGGGAGATTTGCGAGCGCCATATTACTCAATTTTAATGAATGACGTTGGATGGACGTTATGTTATGAAATTGCTTTTTATATGATTTTTTGTGTTAGTCTTTGTTTTGGGCGGTATGCTCTTACTGTCGCTGTATCTATAATTTTATTTTTTGTTTTTGTATTGCCAGCTTTTTTCGGTATTCCGCCGTCAGTTGATTCCAATAGGGATACTCAATTTTCTTGGGTTTATCTTCGATTGATAACGAATCCGATGATGCTTGAGTTTATTCCGGGAATCGCAGCCGCATGGGGTTTTTACAAGTTTAAAGATAAAATTCCAACTCTCTTTGCATGGCTTATTTTCGCTCTGGGTGTTACTCTTCTAATTTATGGTTACTTAAATGTGGATAAAGCGAAAGGGTTCTCTTTTTTGGGAGCTGCATTACCAGCTGGCCTCGTTATTCTAGGGTCCACTATTATTGAGTATCGAGGGATGATTAATTTCCCTAAATTTCTTGTATGGCTAGGCGATGTATCTTTTGCGCTCTATCTTACGCATTGGGCATTGAGGTGGGGCGTTTTTGAGAAATATTTTCCATCTCCAGTAACTGTTATTGGTATATATGGCGGTATTTTTGTAAAAATGTCGATTGCATTGGGCCTAAGTTTTTTCTGGAAAAAATATATTGAGGATCCTACATCTTTGTGGGCAAATAAATTAGAAAATATATTTTTAAAAATAAAGAATAATATTCGAATTCCTTAA